AGTCGGGTACGGGTCGTAGGTGGTCACAGTGTAGCCCCGATTAGATTAACTGCCCCTGTGCGCCTTGAGGAGTCTTGTAATAGGCGTTCAATGCTACGGCGGGCAGACTCACCATCAATGACACCATTCATGATTATGGTCACGCCTTGGCCAGCGCCATTGTCCGGGCGAATTGAACCCGAGCCACTTGGTACAAACATTTCTGGGCCAAACTCGCCAACCCTTGTCATTTGACCAGCAAAGACTGGACCACCAGCTGCGCGTGATGTATAGCCGATTGCCTTGCCTAAACGTGAATCAGCAAACTTAGGACCCTCGCCCGGATCAATGCTAATAAAGTCAAGAATCTTGCCACCCAAATCTCGGGCTTTTTTGTAAGCATTTGCTACTGCGTTAATGCCATTGGCCACCGAAACTAAAGCACTTGCAAGTGATTCAAGTGAGCTAGAGGATTGATCGCCATCGGCAGTAATAGTTGAGAATAGTTTCCCTAAAGCATCGCTTAATGCTTTTAAGGATGTTCCAAGGCTATAAGCGCCAGAATCGCCAACGCTTGCTCCCAATTCGATTGCTCTGGCGCTTAATCCATTTGGATCTTCGCCACTAAAACCTTGTGCAACTTGATTGACTTGTTCTAACAAGGTTTTCAGAGTTGGCAATAAAGCCACACCAATAGATTCTTTAAGTTCGCCTACGCGTTCAGTGACAATGGCTAATTGGCCAGCATAAGTTTCAGTATTGGCTTTAGCAGCGCCACCAAATAACTTTGTTAACTCATCCTGCACCAAATTAAAATCTTTGGTTTTCTTAATGTTTTCATCAAGCGGTATGCCCAACTTGGTTAATGCACCGAAGTTGCCGTTATAAGCCTTGCCCAAAGTCAACGATACGGTTTCGAGGTCTTTGCCAGTAGCAGCTGCAATGTCTAATGCAAGGTTAGTTAGTTCTTGAGCCTTGCCTACATCACTAGTGGCTCTGGCTAAGTTTGCCAGTGCCGGGCGCAACTTAGTATCGGCTACACCAAAAAGTAATTGTTGCTTTGTTATGTATTCCTCGGTGGATGCAATTTGTGCATCAGTGGCATTAGTGGTGTTTTTTAATGCTTGTGCCAATAACTTTTGGGACTGCTCATCCTCAATGGCGGCCTTAACCCCATCAATACCAATCTTTACTGCATAAGCTGCTGCAGCTGCGCCAGCAACCACAAAGGCAGCTGCGGCTATCTTGCCGTACTTTTTAACACTGTTAGCAAAACCCTTGGTGTCATTGTCGGCCTTGTTTAGGCTTCGGCCAAACTGATCTACATCTGCAAGCAAATTAAGTTTAAGTGTTCTCACGTCAGCCATTGTTGTCATCCCACTTTTCTATAACTCTACGTTGAACCGCATCTTTCCATCTGCGCGTTAACTCTGGCTGGATTCTTTTAAGTGTAATAAAAATGCCATAGCCCTCGTTACCTCGACCTTGAGCAGGTGAGCGATCAGGAAAGCGTCTACCACCATTCTCGAACGGCGCTGGGCCACCAAACTCTGAACCAAACAAAACTTGACCAGATACCGCGCCACCACTAAAGCGGCCTTTACTGCCACCAATGGTCACGTTAGGTATGCGATCTTTATTGGCTCGGATTGTAGCTGCAACTTTTTGGGCTTGGGCTGGCAATGGATTTAAGTTGTAACTCGATTGCATTTCGGTTGCCGACCATTGGCTAATACTTGTGACATCATCCTTAAGGGCTTTTTTAGCGCCCTCATCCATCTCTCTAAATGCCTTATAAAGAGATCGCAAGTCACGAGAGTCAGGTGTCATCTTGACGGTTACTTTGTCAGCCATGACCATTCCTCTCTTGTATCAGCTTGATCGCTGTGTTGATGTCTGCGAGTGACCATTGGTAAAGATCGGATAAGGGAATCCCGGTGACAACTGCTATTCTGACGAGTCCGTCAGCGAGTTCTCTTTTGGGCTTTCCTCGACCACCTCAAAGGTTTCAAACTCATTGGTAACCCATGCTTGCTGGTTAGGTAATTGTGTTTTACCTTGTGCCTTTGCAGCTTTGTAAAGCATGCAGGTTATGACATCCAGCGAGCCTTGGCTCATCTTTTCTGCCGCTTGGCTTACTGTGTAGCCGAGTTCTCTTTCGATCTCAACCCACAGCCAAGCGTTTTCATCACTCACTATGTAGTTATTGCCCTGTTTTGTAGTTACGTTGTATTGCATAATGGTTGCCCTGTTCCTTTTCGTTAGGCTCTTGCGACTGTTCCATCCTCAACAACAAAGCTAAGGCTGGTAGTTAATACGTCAGTAGCTGCGCCACCGACTGTTGGAAATACTGGAAATACATTGCCAGTGAATGTGTCACCGTTTACGTCAAATGAGAATGCAAGCGATGTATCTGGTGCGCTGTTCGCTGCATCCCAAAGTGCCGAGATAATACCTGCACTTGAAGTATCGTCTAGGTATAGTTCTACATTTAGTGTGGCGGTCTTATCAACGGTCTTGTAAGCCCGACCCGATAAAACTTCAAGTACCTGCTGGTTGTTTTCGCGCTCTAGTGTAACTGTTGATGCTTGGTCAGCGTATGACACAGAGTTGATGCTCAAAGTCAGATTCCGACCAGTTATGTATGTTGCTGGCATGACTTGCCTTTCTAGTTGGTTGTGACCATCTCTATGTTGAGTTGGCTGATAAGCATGTCGGCGTTTCCGATTTGCTGGACTGTGGGTTGTGACCATCCACCCAAAAACGAAATGTTATTGGCTAGTAGATCAGTTACAGAAAAGATTAAGGTTTCTAAGTTTTTCAAAGCAGCGCGATTGTCAGCTGCATTCACAATAACTGTGATGTCAAAGCGTACATTGCAACGAGCGCCACCAATGGCACTTACTGTTATATAGGGCGATCCCGGCACAAGCACAATTGCAGGTGGGGTGATGTTCTCATTTGGGTATGCGTAAACTACTCGACCAGCAGCTGCAAGAGTTGCGGCGAGTGCATCACGGTAAGTCGCTAGATCAGCCAATGTAGCCTCTGGTATCTAGGTGCTTACCTAGTAATCCAGATACTCGGGTAAGCATTGAACGCCCTAGGCGGTACGGCGCTGGAGATTGGAAATCCACACCTTGCTGGCCAAGTGTGCCAGTACGTGTAATCCAGATGTCACAGGCAACGGCCATAGCAGCTTCTCTGACTTCTGGCGTGGTGTCATACAGAGTGGCTTGGCTGGTTAATACTGCTCGCCCATTAGGTATGACATGGCGCTTGGTTATGTTTGCGTTTGTAATGGCAGCCTCAAAGAATGTAACGCCATCCTCTATGCCTACGGTTGTTACAGTGCGCGATCCGTCAAAGGGTGCGCCACACTTGCTAACCGTTAATGCTTGACCAACTACAAAAGTGTTGTCATAGCAATAAAAGCGAGCCACATTACTTGTAAGTGATACGCCTTTAATAGACACATCATCAAAAGTTAAATAAGAAAGGATTATGTTTTCGGCGCTATCTGCAACGGCTTGCACAATTGCATCAGCGTAGATGTCACCAATACCAAGTACGGCTTTTAACTCGCTTAGTGTAATTAGTGCCATGTCTCAATCCAATTCTTGTGAGTGTGTGGGGGACACAGGGCCGCATCCCCCACACTTCTTACTAACTCTGACTTAGGTCAGGTTAAAGCGACGTACTCCACCAGCTGTAACAACCTTGACGGCTAGGTAGCCATAAAGCATTGTTTCGATTTCGCCAGTTGTAACTACGTTTGTCGAAAGCTGCAATACTGGGCTTTCGTAAATGGCAACAGATGATGGAACAACAATAAATGCTGATTCATCAATGGATGTTGAAACAGCCTTGTTCGATACGTAAAGGTCTAGGCCCATTACGTTTCCGCGTAGTGACTGTGTGCCAACTTCGCCAGCAGAGTTCTGTGGCTGTGATGCGCTGAAAATTGGTCGCTTGGTTGAATCCTGCGCGCCAATTAGCAGACCCCATTGGGATGTGCCAGCAATGTAACGTGTAGCCAATTCGCCAGTTGCAAGGTATGCAGCCGGGGTTTCGGTCTTAACGAATGACACAATGCCATCAACATCTGCAGCAGTTGCAGTTGCCTGTGTTCCACCTGATGTTAATTCTGCAATTACTGCAGCTTCTGTTGCTTGAGCGTAAACACGGCGCATGTTATCCAACATGGCTGCGTAGAAGCTTGGATCTGCGCGGTCAAAAAGTTCTACAGAGTAACGCTGTAGTCCCTTGTAAGCCTTTACAGTTGCATCAACATAAGATGACACAATGCCAGTTTCTGACGGGCCAGCACCTTCTGCAGTTTCAGCCACTGATCCTGATGTGGTGATCTTTGGAATGGATACGGTCATACCAGCGTTTGGAAGTGAACGTGTACCGATTGCATCAATCGCGCCACGAGCGCCAATCTGGTTGTCTACTACCTGTGATACATACTGAATTGGCTTAAATGCTGGGTTGGTTGTAAAGGAATCGTCAGCTGCATTTACGTGCTTTGCATCCTCTGCCTTTGCGTGTGCAATCCATTCTGCACTTTCATGGTTTCCGCGTTGAGCCTTGATTGAATGCTCTAGGAAATGTGCTTGAGTCTTGATTGGTGAACGTGGCTTTGTGTAAGCCACTGGTGCGGCAGCGTGAACAACCGCGGCTGCGGTCACTTCATCTGCCACTGGTGCGGTTGTTTCTTCCACTGTTATCTCCTGTGGTTGTTCCTCGGCAGGGATTTCTGCTTCGGTGGTTTCTGGGGTTTCTTCGGTAGCTGCGACCTGAGAAATCTGTGCATCCTTAAATGCTGGGTTAGTTACATGTGCAACGGCTTCGAGCTTGGCGGATGATACGACCATCACGCCTTTCTCAATTACGTATTCGCCCACATTGGCTTCAATGCTAAATGCCGGGCGTAATCCCTCTGATGCTTCAACTAAAGCATCATTACCTGCGCCAGTAGGCGCAATCTTAAAGGCCATTGAAATGCCGGCAGGTGTAACTTCCTCACTGCCAGCAATACCGCGACCTAATGGGCGTGTGCGGTCATGTTCCATGTTTAAGACAATTTGGCTGGCGTCAATGTCACCAAAAGCGCCAAACTCAAAACGCACTGGCCCAGCAGAAGTGTTGCCCACTTTAGCAAAAGGTACTACTAGGCCTTTAATGGTTCTGGTCTCAACACTTGCGGCCAACACTTGGCCCTCAAAATTAAGTTGCATCTGTTTCATTTCCTCTCGGTGCTAATTCCATTTCCTCACGGGCTTCATCAACATTGATAATCCCAGCTGCAAGCATTCTTTCCAATACTTCAATTTGTTCCAGTGGGTTACCACGTAGGTAATCATCTAAATCAAATTTAACAACCGAGCCACGCGGGGTCAGATCATTCATACTTAAACGCTCTGAAATACAGGCCATGTAAGGCTTAAGGCTAAAGTCCACAAGGCTACGGCGCTCTTGGCTTACGTTTGAGTAAGTGGCACTGGCTGATTCGGCGTTTATGTACCAAGCCGGGATGTTGCATAGTCGCGCAATTTCTGCTGCTGTGTTTAAGCGTGATTCAGTAAGTTGCATTTGCCCGGCATCATAACCAAAGGTTGTTACATCTAAAGGTCCTGACAAGTAGGCGGTTGAGCGTTGCTGCCGCGCTTGTTTCCATGATGCTAATAGGCTTGATACCTGCTCTGGCGGTAAATCTACGCCAGTGTTCTTTATAACCATTGTTGGGTTTGGTTCAGCAGCCATTCGGCTTACTGCCATTTCAAGTTCTAATGCTGTTCTAATGGTTCGGCCACCACGATTTAGTAGTCCCTCATCTAAACCACTAAACATGATTAGCGATCCAACACCATAAGCAGGACACAAATTACCATCTAGGTAAAAGCCATTTAGAATTTCATCAGTTTGTAAATCAGTTGTGAAAGTAACCCGGGTTGGATCTATACGCCGACATGCAATAGGTCGACCATCCTCTGGGCTAACTTCTAAGACAAGCCAGAACGCATGTCCCTTAAAGAGGATGTCCTCAATGGTCCAACACATCGTAATGAAACGTGGCAAGGCTGGATCAGGTTGCTTTAAGAGTGGTCGGCCCTCAATTTTTGCGCCAGTAACTTCATTGTAAGAATGCAAACCCAGTTCGCCAAT